CCGTAAAAATCTTCTTTTACACCGGAGGGATCTTTTAACTCTTTTTTCCAATTATACTTACAAAATTTTATTTGTGAATATTTAAGCATTGAATTTGAAATATCATACTCATCGTCAAAATATCGTATATTGTTTTTTAATCTTAAATCACTTGAATTTGTTATAGCACCAGCTGTGCTTATATACCAATGCCTACCTACACCAGTATCGGTTGGGAAGACGTCGCCATCGTACCAATGTAAAGTCTCAGTATCTCCCGTATTCATTATACCCATTGTATCTCCATTTAACCATATATAAGCACCTTCATCATGTACGCCCCGTTGACCACCTGAGTATTCTATAATTGCCGAACCATTCGACATGACGTTGTTGGGTACCGTCGCACCTTCTGATTCTCCTACACCGAAAGTATTGGCTATTCTAATTCTTAAAAAATCGGGATCCGCGGCTGTCCCGTTTAACGTCCCTCCTGGTGGTCCGTAGAGACTATTAATTCGTAACCCCCCCCTAACATCCAAAGCCTCCTGGGGCTCCGAAATCCCAAGCCCCAAGCGCCCAGCCTTTAGTGTCATGCCTAAGTTCCCATGCCCGAAATACTCCTTCTGGTAGGCGTACAACTGGTAGATCTCGTCCGTGCTCAGCTTTCGGTTAAAGAGGCGGAAGTTCGCTACAGAACCGTTGAAAAAGTAAGCAGGTTCTGAACCTATATGTATAGTAGTAGTTCCAGATATAGTAATATCATCGGTGGCACTTCTTTCAGTACCATTACCAACGAGTTGTACATTGTCTATATATATCTTAGAGTCTTGAAGACCCGTATGATCGAATAACACCGTTAGGTGAACCCATTTACCAGGTTCAAACCCGTATGTAAAATCCTTATATGGACCGTTAGATCCCCCCAAAGCCTCTAATCTGAAGGTGTTCGAAGTACCGTTCCCGTAAAGGAAGGCATTATTTCGGTCCAGTGAAGCCGGTCTTATGGCATATACAACTTCCCACCCACTGAATTCTTCAAACTTTATCCACATAGATGCTGTGTGATTAGACAGTGTTGCCGTTGATGTTGCCGAAATACCATCATTCGTCCCATCGAATGTAAACGCTTTGTACCCCGTATCGAACACGACACCACCAGTGGGTGTCCCATTGCGATTATTCCCAGATTTATCTGTCACAGTTGTCGGCATCTGTGTATAGTCTTGTCCATCATAGTAGACCTCCAACCAATCCGTGTTGGGAACGTTGGCCACAGACTTTATGGTCACGTCCACCCCGTGAGCCTCGGGATCGGTCTCGGGGCAGCCGAAGTATTCAAGTTCCCGTATGGCCACCCCATCAGATGCTATAGCAGATTTTGTCACTACTAGAGCGAAAATCTTGTAATAATCCGTCGCACCAATGTTAACTGTGATACCGTCAGGTGAATTCTGGGCCGCGGACATGACTTTGAATACACCGAGATTGGTCCACGTATCACTTGATTGTTTTTTCGCATAGATAACAAAATAATCCGGAGTGTTGGTCCGCGAATCGTAACTTTGTGAGGCCAGTCGTACGCGAGCTAGTTTAATAGCCTCTGGAAGTTCCAATCCAAGCCACTCACCCAATTCCGTTTCTGGAGCCAGTCGGGTATTTCCGTTGTAGTTACCACTTGAACCCCGGTACTGCGTGTTGGTCGTACCTCCCGAATACCACCCAACAGTGTCAGTTGTATAGTTAAATGCTTCCCATCCCCTATAGCTTGTATGTTCATGTGAAAACGTAACCTTGTATCCATTTTCATAGGCCGACGCATCGGCTGCACTCGTTAAATACACCCTCGGGTACTTTATGATTTTCTTTGACCTATTAAATTCCGTAACCACATTGGAGTTTGCTCGGATTTCTGTGTAGTCCCCTTTCATGTTGATAATTCCCGTACTTTCGAGTTGGGGGGCTGTGACCTTCTTGGTGAGGGTCAAGGTCCCATCGTGGAGGGTACTCGACCCCTGGTTCCGGATCCCAAAGAGTTTGATATCCTTGAGTTGGGTGAAAGCATCCGCGACGATCGCGTGGTACTTGTAATAGTTGGGGTTATCCAAATTCTTAAACTCTAGGCGGTCATCATAGCCAAACGCGAGACCAGCAACATTCGAGGTTGCCTCTTCACGGGTAGGGGCTGTGGTAATCTTCGTCCAGTTCACATCATCATTACTTCCCCAAATACTCTTGATGTTCGAGGGCATCGAAAAGGCACGGACGCGACCGGAATCACCGTTCCCGTTGCTAGAATTGAATCCACGTTCTCCCGAAACAATAACTGAACCATCTCTGGAAATAACAGCCGTCCGCACTCTCCCTATTTCAGTATCACCGACGTGGTTAGAACTAATACCGATGCTCGCAAAGGGTTCTCTTTTCACCCATGTAGAACCATTGTACTCGAACGTGTATAAACGACCGTTATTATCCGAAATCGTATCATCATCTTGAGCACCCACTATTAACCGTTTTCCGTCACCAGATAGACTCACAGCCGAACCAAAAGTATCATCTGTGTTATCTTTATTCACGAGCGTTCCTTTTAGGACCCACGCCGAACCGTTCCAGTGATATACCTGTACTATACCAGTGTTATCAGCGAGTGCACCATCGGCGATATCAGCCTCGAATACACCAAATGCAATTACCGTACCATCATTATTTATAGCACAACTTTTTCCGAATTGGTCACTGTCTGTTCGTGTAAAAGCGGGATTTGTAGCCGAAGCACCGCGGTTTACCCATAATGACCCGTTCCATATATAAATCCATGCGTTATCGTCTACTCCATTGTATCCACCTAAAACAATACAGTTTCCATCTTCGGACATATCAGCTGAATATCCAAGATGGTCATTTGCGCTACCAATAAGGAACACACCCTTCTTAGACCAGGCACCATTCGAATACGTATAAATACGAGCCTGTCCGACATCTGTACCAGCACTAGAATCATCATAATTTGGTGCTGTCATGAGTATAGTTTTACCGTCATACGAAAGTTTAGTTTGGTAACCGAGTTCATCGGAGTTAGCTGCACCTACGAAAATATCAGTTCGAAGCGCAGATGTACCCGTTCCTATATTAGTTGTTTCGCTACTAGAATCTGGTAAAATAGTCCATGTAGAACCACTCAAATAAAAAACCCGAACAGTACCCTTATCGGTACCACCATCGGGATCTTCTAGTCTTGACCCAACGGCTATTATAGTACCATCTCCTGATATACTTACTGAAGTTTCTCCAAAATATCCTTGTGTAGGTGAAGATTGTGGTCCAGTTAAAGTATTACCAACTTGCGTCCACCCAGAACCATTCCAGTCGTATACACGTACTTCACCTACCGGAGACGAGGCAGTTTGAAGCGCACTAGAAATTATACGTGTACCATCATGATTACAGTCAACTGATTTACCAAAGTTGGTAGTTGCCGCGGACCCAGGAATATCATCCCCCACTTGGTTCCAATAGGGGTTCGATTCAATCTCAGCCTTCTTGAGACTCACCGATTCTGGGGTTTGGATCTTGAGCCATGCCCCGAAATCAACTTCTTCGGAGACTCGGGTGTTTCGGGTGGGTTTGGCCGTCCACGAAGTTGACGTGAGACCATCGAAAGCCTGATACCCCGACCCATCCGCGGCACTTAACTTGATTTGACCGTCCCCCTCGACATACGAATCATTCGCAGAGACTGCCCTCGCGGGAAACTTCTCCAAAGCATGGGGTTCATCTAGGACCGTTAGCGAGCCTTCAGGTTCGGTCGTGCCCACACCTATACGACCCTTGTAGAGGGTCATCGAGGATTTCTTGTGCCCGAATTCGTCCTTTTGTGCATCGTAAATCTCTTGGATCCGCTCGTCACCCAAGTACTGGTCGTAGACCCTAAAGTTCGCCACCTTACCCGCGAAGGGACCACCCACGATGGCGGGGGTGCCTGTATCTTCTTCTGTGCCGTAGAGTGACCAATCTACCAGTACTACATGACCGTTCGTCGTACCTGTAACATTCAATTTAGTGACAACAACCGCAAAATATTTATATGCTACTGGGCTACCACTAGTTGACACATTCCATGTTTTACCTGTAAGGTTGTTTGGAATTCCAGAACTACTACTTGCGTATGTATTATCAACTATATTCCAGCCTGCGGAAACGTCATTTGTACCATAAATAACAAGATTGTCTGGCGGTTGTGTATCACTCGGATTTGAGATCATACGAGTTGATGTTACTTTGAGTTTATTAGGCATTTCGATATATAACCATTCACCGTTTGGGATAGCCGAACCACCACTACCGAGGTCTGCTTTCAAGTTTCTTGTATTGGCCGCAGTAAGATTAGTTTTGTAACTACCATTTGATGGTGGGTCTCCGTATTTATTAAAACCACCAACCCACATTTGACCCAGGCCTGCACCTATTTCACCATTAAATGCGGCATATGGGGGATAACTTCCAATCCAACCACTCGCCTTAATCACGTATCCCCTTTTACTGTATGATTCATGAGAAGTTTCGTTTTGGTTATTACCAGTTTCTCCGTTACCGTTAGGAAACGCAATGTGTGGATACTTGAGGACCCGCGTCGGCTCGGGGAATCGGGTCAGGTCGCCTTCCTTGTGGCCGTAGTATTTGAGTTCACCAATACCCACATACGAGTCGGATCCATTAGCTCCACCTCTTTTAGTAGCTTGAAGCCTTAGATGTTTATAAGCTGTTGTAGAATTTACAGTTACACTTTCTTCGGTGGCAGAGTTTACACTAGCTCCCCCATATGTTAGCCCACTAAAAAACTTAATTTCGGTCCAATTTACACCGTCATTACTACCATAAAGATATCCTTCATGAGGTGAATCTTCGGGTATTTTCGCATGACCTACATCTCTGGTCTGGATCACGAAATAGCTAACTTTTAATTTATATGGCATTTCCAAATCTAAATACTCACCACGCCTCCCCGTACCAACTGGAAATTCCGTAGCAGACGATGTAGCAGCACCATCTCCCCCGCTTGTATATAAACCGCCATCAGTAAACCATCCTTCTCCCACATTTCCACGAAGTCCATCGAACACCGTCCATGGGTAGTAACTGCCAGTAAAATTACTCGCACTCACACAGTATCCACCAGTCTTGTACCCAGTCATCGCGAAGGGTGGGTAGTCCCCGAAGGTATCCTCAACTTGGGCCTCCTCGACTTTCCGTCCATCCACGTAGGTCACCTTGGACCCACCTTCACCTTGGTACGCATAGGTCACATTGTGCCACGTGTTCGCGGCGATTTGGGTATCGTCAACCCGGACGATCTCCTCGGAGTACCCCGACCCTATACTGAAGAGTTGTTGGGTCGTTGCATTCGCCTCCAAATTCGAGGCGTTGATCCATGTGGAGACTGTGTGTGGCGCATCCCCAACAAGTCCTAGGGAACCTGTGGTCACGTTACTCTCCGTAGACCCATCCAAGGTCCAGCAATTGTTTGTCGCGTCGAAGACCACATTGTTTGGGGTGATAGACTTAGCCGAACCACTTGGGAGATACTTAGGGACGTTCCCGGCAGCCGGGTCCTCCCCATCGAAATACATCACGTAATTGTTTGACCGAACGGAGTTGAACGTAGACTTTAGGGTAGTGTCTAGGGAAAGGTCACCGGGAGGTGCGGGTTCTTCGGTGCCGTTCCACCTCAAGTGTCGTATACCAATATAAGCATTACCACCACCCTTCGTAATAATCAATCTTAAATAATTGTAATGATTTGTATTCCCAGCTGAATTTGTGATTATATTTTCTATAACTGGTGGTTCTGGTGTTGAAAGTTCTGAGAATGAATGAATTAAATGCCAAGTCGATCCATCGGTACTTCCAGCGATTATTCCTGAATGTGGGAAATAGACAGATTTATGTGATTGTATATCGATGCTATTTAATTTAATTTTGTGTGGTAATTGAATAGTTGTGAAGACACCGTTATAGGTTACAGAACTCACAACCGTTTGGTAATGTGCAGATGGAGATCCTACTAGTGTTCCTCCCCAATACGCGTTATATAACTGAGTGGAATCACTAGACCAATAATGTGTTCCAGTAATGGGACCGGGTCCGGGAACATACATTTCCCATGGCGCATACTCTCCATCATTGTATTGTGCATTCGCCGAAATGGTATACCCACCTTGTGTGTATGTATTAGTCGTATCATTCTTATCAAATTTAGAGGCGTCAAAAGCAATTTCGGGGAATTTTTTCAACAACGGAGTTGTTGGATCCCTCCCATGAGGTCCCGTGTATTCCGCGAGGACGTTGGAGCCTACCTTCACCTGGGCGTTCGAGGTGAGTGTGATATTCCCACCGATCTCGACGTTTGAGGAGGCCACGAAAGATGTGGTAGCATTGGCAAATTGGAGGGTATTGGAGGTTGTATTCCCCACGTTAGAAACGGCGGCTAAATCGAAGGTTGGACTGACGAGAAGATTCCCGATTTTAAGTTTTTGTGCGACCAGGTTCCCTGTAATATTAACGGCATCCGCATCGGTTGTACTCACATGAAATTTATCACCCACTGAAAAGTTCTTAGTTGGTGCTGAGTTAGAAACACTTATTTTTTGAGTCGCCCTAAATTCACTGGCACTCAAGATGGCGTTAGTTACCTCAAGAGTACCCGCCGGGGTATCAATGACAGGCATTTATTATAAGAGGAGGTTTTTTTAAACGACCAAAACCCCTCGGGTTTTATTTGATACGAATGGCTTGTTACAAACTGGAACTCAATTTGTAAGAAGTTTGTTTTTTTTGTTGAGTGGCAAAGTCACTCGGTTTACGACATATATGATGTCGGGAAAGTGCACTCAACATGCGCCGCTATGTGGTCACCAACATCCTTGATTTCATGGGTGACCGTCTTAGTTTGAGGGGTATAGAACGATTGAAGGTTCGAGGTCACTGCCGGTACACTTTGAATGGTATACTCAGTGCGTTGTGTGGGGGTCAGTGTGGCGTAGGCCCCGACGCGAATAGAGGTGTTTGAGACTTCATGGAAAAACGAGGTGTACCCAGGTGTCACGACGAGGTTCGAATCTAGGGCTTCGTAGGCACTCGCGGTGATGTTGGAGTAGGCAATGGTCTCAACCACCGAAACATTCGAATAATGGGTCACAACCTTTGCGTACTCGGTGTGGACATTGGCATCGTATAGATCTGAAGACACGTTGGAGTAGCTCAAAACAGGTGTGTACCCCTCCACTTCCTCCACAGAATCTTGTGAAACCGAAACGGCTGTGTACCCTTCTTGGGCGGTGTCTGAGTTGGAGTAAACACTCACACCATCATACACGACCACATTAGAGTAGTGGGAAACGACGTTCCCCGTGTAGTATGAAACAGAGTTCGAAGTCCAATAGGCATTCTCGGTGTACCCTTCTTGAGCTGTTTCACTTGTGGTGATGACGTTAGACTCAGTGACACTCACAATGTTTGAGTAGTAGGTCTCTGTGGTGGACGCTGAAAAGTCACAGGTATCTATGACGGTCACCACAGCGGGTGCACCCTTGGTGAAGTACCCGGCTGTATTCGACAAAACGAGACTGTCACCAGCCTGGAGAGACCCATTCTCGTTGGTAACCCACAACTTCATGGAACCACCTTCGAGAGGTGTGACCAAAGAGGGGAGGTCACGGAGGGCCTGACGCTGATCCAACCACTCTTGCTGCACGGCTAAATTTGAGTGAGGGTAATCGGTAGTGGCATATTTATCCGTCGTGGAGAGGACCTGATTCCGCTTGGTGCGAAGTTCCTTTAGGGGTTGAGCATCGATGAGTTCTTGAAGCTTAGCCTCAAACTCTTCTTTTGGGGGTTTTTCGTAGCCTTCGGGAAATACAATAGATTCCCATATTTCCGCTGTGGTGTCACCTGTACCGATTCTCAGTGGCTGAGTATTTGTAAGGCTACGCATAGCTTCGGGAACTATAGTTAGTCGAACGAAAGGGTGACTAAGGTTCATATTACTATTTCACCAGAAATTAAATTAAGGAAATGAATTAAGATACTAGTATGATACTCGAGTTCGAAAACGTTTTATCACCCGAACTTTGTAAAGAAATCATACAACGTTTTGAATTGGATGATAGAAAAGATAAGGGTAAATGTTATGGTGATTGTCTAGTAGAAGACTTGAAAGTAAGTATAGATTTACCTTTTAGTTATTATACTGATTGGAACTGTATTAAGAATGAAATATTCAAAGACATGTCAGGGTACATTACAAAGTTTTTAGATGAAGTAAACAAAAAAAATATTATTCCTAAAGATATTTTGTATTCTCGTATGGGATGTATAGAGACGCCGTGGGTAAATATACAACGCACTGATAAAGATGGATTTTTTGGTTGGCACCTTGATTATAATCAAAAAGAACATCGTATATTGGGTTTTATTTATTACTTGAATACTCTCGATGAAAAGGATGGTGGGGAAACTGAATTTTATAACGGTACAAAGATTAGACCGAAGGAAGGTAAACTTATCATGTTTCCAACTGATATTGTTCATTTTCATAGAGGGTGTGTGGTAAAAACCGAAAAAAGTAAATATATAGTCACTGGATTTATATGTAAAGAGTTAATGAAAGACTAGGCAACTCTATACGTTATCGACGTAGATATGATACTATGATTCGTTCCATTTCCTCCGTTGAAGTTTGATCCATTAACTGATGCTGTGATAACCCACCGGGTGTTGCCGGGGTCATAATAAGTCAAGGACGATATTGGTCCGTTAGTGTACACTCTTGTGTACCATGTCATAATATCACCACCAGTGACGGGTCTAAATCTTTCGGGTACGTTGTCCGCTTTCATATAAAATGTTCCATTCGCATAATATTGAACAAAATCAAAGTGGGCCCGACAAAACGTACCAATTCTTTGATACTTTATAGGTCCATGAACATTAAATCCACCCGACCCGTTACTATGGTGCCCGACCCACGGACCGCCATGAACATACTCTTCAAAGTTATCTAAAGTTGTTCCACCGTATTTGAAAGCCAGTCTCGTATCTCTAGAATCTAACATGGCAAGTGGAGCTTCCCCATCCCCTAAGCCGATCCCGACCCGAGTCTTCGAGAAGTTCACCACGTGGTGTCCCTCGTCGCACCGACCCATATCGTAGAGGGTCTTGGCCTCTTCGGCGGTGAGGGCTGTGTCGTAGAGTTTTGGGTTAGAGATATCACCCTTGAAATATTCACCACCTGTAGATACAGAACCTATGGTTATGGTCTTACCAGTTAGTGCTGAAGTAGCTGCAGTTTGAGTTTGAGTTAAGGTTACACTTGTACCATTTATAAATAATTTAACATTAGTTGTATTGAATGTACCTCCCACGAATGTATACACTACATGATACCAACGTGACGGGGTCATACCGTTGGAATTGGCGGCGACAGTTGAACCAAAAATTGTAGCATGTAACACATTACCACTGGTAAAAATTCTACTCTCTTTGTACGTATCAAATGTGCCTATATGCATAATAGAATTAATACCTGTTTGAGAATCCATTTTAATCCACGCGGACATGGAATGTATCTGGGAAAGTGAAGAAGGTGAATTTGTTTGTACATAATCATTCGTCCCATCAAACACCAAAGCCTTCTCCGTAGCATCATACGACACCCCACCGTAGAACACCCCATCCAACCCCCTCCCACTCGTGTCCCGCACAGCCCCCTCGAACGTGGGGTTGGTCGAGGTGTTGTATTCCACGACGAGTCGGTCCCGACGGGGTGTATCGTCCGCGTCGAGAGCCGGTCCAATTCGGGGAACAGTTAACGATTTCGTGAGGGTCAGTTGGCCATCGTGGAGGACGGATTGACCCTGCTCACGGGTGCCGAAAAGACGCCATTCACCTATGGCTACGTATACAGCACTGTTAGCGTACGCTGCTGTATTAATCTTAGTCACGACAATTACAAAGTATTTGTATGTTTTCTGCGAGTTTACATGATATTTCGGGACATCAGCTTGAGACGTCGAAGACTGGCCCGAACGCGTGTCAACTATATCCCAGCTTATAGAATCTTTCGAACCATAGATAATAAAGTCTCTCGGGAAATCTGAATACTGAAAATTACCACCAGTGGGATAATTCCATGGAGCTAATGAATAGCTCGATAATTGTATTTCATATGGTAGTTCGAGTTGAAGATATTCACCCGATACTGAACCATTATGATGCGTTAAGCTTCCGTCATACACACCAGTTGCGTTATTAAAATCTCCCGAACCATCTAGCCACGAATTATCACCATTAGATGTAGATTCGGTTGTTCCCTTAATGAAAGCTTTCCATGGGTAACGAGTTGTACTACTACCCGCACCATAAGAATTAGCACTCACACAAAACTCCCCATGACCCTCAAAGTAGTTCTTGTAGCCGGTCATAGCCCTAGGGGGAAACTCCTCGACCCCATGTGGTTCATCCGCCACCGCCAACCTTCCTTGAGGTTCGTCCGTGCCTATCCCGAGCCGACCTTTCTGTAAAGTCATCGAGGATTTGGCCCTCCCGAACTCATCCTTTTGGGCATCCCAAATCTCGAGGGCTTGGTCCTCCCCCACAAACTTGTCGTACACCCTAAAGTTCGCCACCTTATCGATGTTCCCACCACCGATCTGGAGGGGGATGGAGATGTCTTCTTCTGTGCCGAAAAATTTCATTTGAGATATAGACATTAAAGTGTAATTAGAATCTGAATTATTCATATGCGTCATAACCATAGCGTGGTATTTGTACGCTACCGTGGAATTGACGGTAATAACTCCCAGTCTACTACTATAAGTCACAGCTCCACCGGTTCCACTAGGTATATGCGTCTTAAGTAAAGTCCAATTTGAATCGTCGTCACTACCCCAAATGAGGACACCGGATGGTACTAGTTTATGGGTTGTACTCAAAGCCAAAAGTTCTATCTTGTTCAGTTTAAGTTTATGGTGTGATTTCATCTTTATCCATTCACCCTTTTGTACCGTGGTAGCATTCGAAGGAATAAATGACTTACCAGTTGGTGTCTCACCATTATAAGCACCATGTGCACCTGAAGCGTATCGTCCTAAGTTTCCACTAATACTATTTCTCTTCGAAGCACTCCAGTAGGTGATACTTGTGTCATCTATATTATCAAAAGCCTTCACAAGACTGTACGTACCACCATTGGTACTAAATTCACTTGTCGTAGAGACTTCCTCGAACCTGTTAATATACCTATTATCACCAGCGCTATTCGAGGCACTCATCGCAACGTGCGGATACTTCAAGACATTCGTGGGATCGGGAAGGCGGACCAGGTCATTCTCGCGGTGGCCGTAGAGATGCATTTGATTTATAACTAAACAGTTATGCCCCGTTCCAACTTTTGTTTCTTCTATAACAAATAATATATAATTATATGCTAATTGTGAATTAATAACAATGTCCGAAACATCAATCGAAGAACCTCCATCATACCAAGTTAAGGCTGTTGACGCTGTATCTCCATCAAACGATTTAAGAGTATACCAATTTACATCATCGTTACTTCCGAGTATAGCACCTTTCCACGGTCGTCGCTCATCGTTCGCACCGGATTCAACTTTCAACCAATTTAAAAGAAGTTTATGAGGTAATTTCAATTTTAACCAATGTCCATTAAAAGTTACACCATTAGCTATAAATGACTGTACACCAGCACCCGTCGCGACACCTGGTGTAGTACTCGTATAAGTAGATCCATTTGTTTGCCATAATTCTGGGGGTGAACCCACTGTTCTAACCCCATCAAATACTTTCCAAGAACGGCGGTCGTCTGAGCCGCTAATATACTCACTACTCGCACTCACCACATACCCACCCTGTGAGTACCCAGTCATCGCGAACGGTGGGTAGTCCCCGAAGGTATCTTCGGCTTGGTCTTCGGCCACCTTACGTCCATCCAGGTAGGTTACTCGGGAGCCACCTTCACCTTGGTACGCGTAGGTCAGGTTGTGCCACGTGTTCGATTGGAGTTTCAAATCAGTGATGAGGTGATGTGTAGTGTCGCGGGTGAATATGTAGGCAGAACCTGAACTCGTTCCACCATCATCATTCTGCAATGCGCCAGCTACAAAATAGCTTGCATCTGACGAACAACCAATGGCTGACCCAAATCTATCATCATAGGCTCCGTCACTTGACCTGAATGTGTGCTGCTCTGTCCATGTACTTCCTGAACGAGTCCATCTATGGACACCGCCAGCCCCAACGTCGACAGTTGGATCGCGTGAGCCAATTAGAGCGGTTAGTCCATCGGGTGATATTGTAACCACTTCACCATACCATGCGCCGCTTGATGCTATATCTGTGGGTACCAAATCCTGCTGTTGACTCCATGAATTAGTACTTCCAGATCTATGGAATACGTATGCGGCGCCGGGTGTACCGCTCCCGTGATAATACGCACCAACTACAGCGTACGTTCCAGTTGAATCGATCGAAACGGAATACCCGAAACGGTCACCTGCCGTGGTATCAGTTCCTGTAATTTTAAAGCCACTGTCCCAAGTAGTCGCACTCGCTCTTTTAAATATATGGGCTGTACCCGACTGCGCTCCATCATCATCGTCCCTCCAAGCACCAACTATAGCGTAATTCCCGTCACCACTAATCTCAGCAGACACTCCCATTTCATCGTCGGTGGTGGTGGAACCTGAGAGCAGCGCACTTTCTTGAACCCATGATTCATTCGTTCTATTATAAACGACGGCACCACCTGGTGCGTTTGAACCTGAATATGTGCCTGTACCAACTATTAAACAATCTCCTGCTGTTGTCAGTGATACATCTGTACCAAAACGAGATGCTGTCGCATGAAATCCGGATGGAAGCCCGAGTTTTTGTTTTTGTACCCATGATCCACTTTCCAGTTTAAATATATAAACCGCATTATTAGCTTGATTGGTGTACTCGGTATCACACCGACCAATCGCAGCATAAAGTCCGTTCCCGGATATAGCCACAGAAACTCCAAAATTGGTATCAATTAATGGATCACTCGGTTGGAGTATTTGTTGTTCACTCCAAGTAGTTCCTGATTTAAGAAAATAATAAGCAGCTCCTTTTTCATCATTTGCTGAATTGTTGCCAGGAGCCCCAATTAGAATATGATTTCCATCATTGGACATAGATACCGTCTTATACCAACCAAACACATCGTACTGTTCATCATCTGATGCCATAATCTTCTGCACAGTTTGATATGTGTTACTAAACGCCGCACTGACATGATCTAACCTTTCCTCAGTACCTAACGAGAAGATACAAGAGTTAGACGCATTTGACACCAAGTTCGAGGAATTGAACCACATAGAGAGGGAGTGTGGGGCATCACCCGAAAGGAATGTATTGGCCTCGAGGGTCACATTAGATTCAACATTCCCCGAAAGTTCCCAGTATTTCCCCGCACTCACGTAGGTCGTGTGTGTATTGGAAACGGTTGGACCCACGACCCTATTGGTAAAGGTCTCACCTAAGCTCCCATCGACGTACACTTGGGCCCCAGTGGTTTGGGGGGTGTTCATTATGGAGGTGAAGGTGGTATCGATGGATGTGTCGCCTAGGGGTTGGTCCTCTTCGTAGCCGTAGTATTCAAGTTCGCGAAGATTCAAGAGACCACCTGAATCAGCTAAATGTGTAATAACTAACGAATACCATTCAAAATATTCCACTGTAGATACAGAAACGGATTTAGTTCCCACTGACGATCCTCCTACAGAATTAAGATTTGTAAAATCTATAATTTTAGTCCAACTTCCATTAGCACCGGTATTACTACCAAAAATATGACCATTTCTTGCTTGACGATCACCTGAATTTGAAAATGATACTATATTAAGTTTAGAAAGTTTAATTTTATTGGGTAGTTTTAGTTTGATTTCTTCACCACTGTAATTGACACCATCTTTATCAGTTACATTGTTTGTAAATAAAGTATAAGCGAATGGATTTGACGTACTATATGATGAACTTTGTGATGCATAATGGGGATAAAGAGTACTTGGTGTAGCTGCAGATCCATTTTCGTCACCGCGACCATCAAAGGCAAACTTAATATCATTAGCATCGATGGCCACCCCGGTCTCGTACCTAGAAGTTGACGAAATTTCATATCCAGCTTGTGCATATGCGTTTGAATTACCAAAAACATCGGCTTTCGAGGCGTCAAAAGCAATCTCGGGATACTTTTTGAGGGGTACAACCCCCCTCCCATGAGGCCCATGTTGGTCCATCACAGTTTCACCACCGGTCGCGGCTTGTTGCGCCATCGCCACCTTCCCCCCATCGATCGAGAAGGATTCGGTGAACAACTGCCAATCCTTAATGGCGACGTTGGAACTGTTCCCCGCAGCTTTAGTCGCCACGAGGGCATACTTCTTGAACTGCTCAGTGGCATTCACAGTGATTGTCTGGACGTTGGAGGCAGTCACAGGGTTCACGTCTTTCCAGTAATTGACCTCGGTCCAAGTAAGATCATTGTTAGTTGCGTAGATATTCGCCGAGGCGGGGAACTGTGCGGCTGTTAGAGGAGTCAATTTCATATGACGAAGTGTGGTTTTATACGGGAACTCAATAGCGAGCCAGTCACCACGCTGTGTAGGGTGTAAATTAGAAAGTTGAGTAAGATTGTTTTCATGGAACACGTTGGCTCCACCGATGTATCCACCTGCGAGGTCACCACTGACCCAAGCGTTCGCAGTCCCATCAAAGGCGTTGAAGGTATTAGAATTTGTAGCTAAGTTTGAAGTTGTGAGGGTGTACCCACCGTGGTTGGTCACGGTAGTGGCATTTGCGAAAAGATCCGAAGGGGGTTGTTCAGAAACCACTGCAAACTTATTCATGAAAGTTCCCGAAGAATCTAAGAGTTCACCAGTAGTTCTGTCGTATGTTACGATGTTCGCAGCCACGTCAGCAACCCTAAGGGTATCGACGAAAACATTACCATCAAACTTGAGACGATCGGTGATCTCTACATTTGCTGTACTAATAATGGTTTGAGCAGTTATGTTACCACTCGCAGTAATATTAGAGCTAGCTACGAGACTTGTAGTCCCATTTTGGAATTGGACAACATTGGTTGTACCATTGCTAGTATTGCACACATCATTTAGACCATATGCGGGAACAATTGAAAATACACCCAAGTTTAAGTTACTCGCGACAACGTTACCATGAACCGTTAGGACATTTGAACCTGTGTCATTTACATGAAGATTAGAGCCAACACTTAAATTGTGTGTAGGAGCTGTGTTTTGAATACCAACATTACTGTCAGTAATAACACCCGCACCCGCATATGCCGAATCTGAACTGAATTTAACTACATTCGAGGCAACGTTACCTT